CAGCGCTGATGAAACAAGTTGTGATTATTAGACGTTGTCTGTTTCATATACTTTTAGTAGTTGCTTTATCAATGGCGTTTAAGCGCGCCTTTAAATAATGCTTTACTCCGTACTCGGCACATTTAAATTGTGCAATATTTACAGAGTCATAACGGCGGACGGATGGATAAATCCAACCCGCGTCCTGGACAGTATCCAGGGAAGATTTGGGAACGCTTTAAGGTTAGCGTTTCCTGTTGTTAGTTTAGATGCATTGGGTAATTTTATTACTCTTTTGTATATGCTTTGTGGCATTTATAAACTTATTTTTAAAGATGTATTTTGTTTGTTTGATTTTAAGAAATAATAATTCATGAATTATATTACTTTTAGGGCCTAATGGTTTCCCCAATAATCCATTATGGTGCACATCAATATGTGTTCTTAACCAATTTAAATGATCCATTCGAGTCGAACAGCATTTTAATAGACTTAGTAAGATCCAAAGTGGGGACGAAACCTTTATTGAAATGGATAATTTATTAGATATTCGGATCCGATGTTTAGATTTGTTAGAACTTTACACATGTATGCGGAGTATTATATGTGAAAGAATTTTAGAGTATTATTTTGAACAGGGCATTAGTTGTTTTGTGCGAATCAGCGGTACCAGTTTATGCCCGTGCGACCACTTCTCAACTAGTGTCTTTGACACTATACTATGACGTAAGAATTAATTTATTTATGTAGGCCTGTGACCGTTCATATCACATGAAGAGATTTTGTGGTTTCTCTATAACTAAACCATATTTCCTCCTATGAATCATGATAAACTGCGAAGCTCAGCGAGCGTTAACCGATAGTATAGTGGAAAATTGGGGTAAAAAGCAAATAAGAAAGTGGACCATAGCGTCCGAAGTACTGTTTGCTTATCAGAAATCTCTTATGAGGAATTCTGAATTAATAATCAATTCTGGTCGGGCTACTAAGCCCAGTAAAAGGTCGATAAACCAGTCAATGAAGAATGGGAAGAAAAACTCCCGTCACCATGAACTTAAACGTGTTCAGAAGTCAGGTGCGACTGCACTCTTCCAGAGCACTATGAATGACTTTGAACCCGTTTCTGCTGAAATGGAAAATTTTTATTATCAACTTAATAGAGTCTTATATATTTATGATAACATTGACGAAATGTTGTGTGATCAAGTCTTATTGGCTTCAGCTGAGAATGCTGGATCCAGTTTGGAATCTTTAAAAAACATTATTAAAACCGAGATGCCTAAGATAAGGCGCAAGGCAAAATCAAATGTTCTTTTATTGCATGCTAATGACCCTTCTGGGAAGAATTTGTCCCATTCTATTTTTGATAGTTTAATGGAAGGGCGCTTGGTAGATGAAAATTCGCCCTTGAGTGAGTTCATAGCATTGTTGGAAGATATATTTTGTGTTGTTGTAGGGCTAACACATTGTGACAATAACATTTCTGCTATTGTACTCATCTCATTTTTTGTAAAGACTCGTCTCAAACAACGTAGCATAGTATGTGATATAATGCGATTTGTGAATGAGTGTTTGAGTAATGACTCAAATGAGAATGAACTAGAATCTCATGCTGGTTTTGCTACAGACACCTACAATAAAGTTAAAAGTTTGAGTTGGCACCCGGTATTTCGTAATGGAACAATATTAGCATCTCTGTGTGTCACGGCAGGAATTGTTAAACCTACTGAGTTTTCATTAGGGGGACTAAAAATGTTCCATCTCAAAGCGTGTGAAATAGCAAAAAACCCGTTAGATACATTGGATAGTGTTGTAGAATCTATTGCATTTTTCTTTGACGTTGGATGGAAATGTTTTACTGCTGGCAGTATGGAACCAGTTATTTCTGCTAGTGATGAACGTACAGCTCTTGCTGCTGATGTTGTCTGGCTCACAAGTCATTTTGAGGAAATAAAACAAGGGAATTATAAGCAGAATACTAATGAAGATCCTATATTATATGCTGAACGGTTAAGGAATGCGATAACTAGTGCTGATTTATTATATAAGCAAGCAATCAAGCCTGCAGATAAATCGTATTTATTTCAAACGCAAATAACATTGTCAAAGTTACAAGCGTCCTACCAATTAACTCAAGCAGCCAGTAAACAACGTATTCAGCCTTATTGTATTAAGCTTTATGGGAAGTCTAGTGTAGGGAAAACTTCATTAAACCATTTTCTGATGAAGCAAATACTACATTATAATGGTTTTCTTGAATCAGATGAATATTGTGTTACTTTGAATACCCACGATAAGTACATGTCAAACTTACGATCCGATACAACTTGTATTATCTTGGACGATTTGTGTAATACGAACCCTGATAAGTCAACAGTTGATCCTGCTAGTCTTATTATTTCATTAGTTAATAATTCTTTTAGTTATGCTATTATGGCAGAAGCTCATGATAAAGGTAAGATCGTAATACAACCTAAATTGGTTTGCATAACCACGAATTCTAGGGATTTGACAGCGCCTATTTTTTCCGTTGAACCTGTATCTATTTTACGACGTATCATGGTACATTTTGATGTAAAAATGAAACCCGATTTTGCGACTAATGGGAAACTTGATTCAGTTAAAGTGTTGGAGAAATATGACCCTGCTAGTTATGCCATAACAGATATATGGCTTATTAGTGCTTATACCATCAGACCAAAGAAAGGCCCTGTTGTAGACGGTCCTGAAGGGTACACCTATGTACCTATTGTTTTTGAAGGTAAATCGTTGATAGATACTGATATATTTACTATATTGCGTTTTGTGGCATTTGATAGTAAAAAGCATTACGAGATGCAAGACCGTATCATTCGTCATTCAAGTAGCTGGGAAACTAAAGCGACTTGGTGTGATTGTGGCTTACTCGCTGGTGCATGTGGTTGCCATAATGACCTAGAAACGCAAGGGGGTTTCGGGTTGGAAGCATATCTTGGAAGGAAGATGTATGACTTAGCAATTACCAGTGCACGGAAACAAATTGGTAGTTTAATGTCATACACTTATGAGTCAGTAATGGATGCTATATGGCCTACACGTATGGAACGATGGGTTATAAATGCCTTGGCCAACACAACTCGTGGTTTAGTACATCATGATATTATATCCAGTCCATTTTCATGGATAGATTTTGTTCCACTTGGATATATTGATAATACATGGTTTGATATTTTTTATCGTTGGGTGGAAAGGAAAAAAATTGTACGTAGAGCTTTGCGATTTGCATCTATCATTTGTATGCCAATTCATTCATATAGTGGCATATTGTTGTATCGTACATTTAAAAGCAAGTGTTCTCTCGAAATGCTACTTGTAACAGCTACATGCGGATGTGCATTTCACGCGTTAGTTGCAGTTCATTCTTTTAGTTATTATAAGAGGAAATCGTTTGAAATACTTGCGCAGAAGCGTACTTATGCACAACAGGTTCGTGTTTTATCTAACTCGCGAACTCTGGAAGCCCAAGCCCATAGAGGGTGGGAGAAAGTTGTTAATAGTGTCGTATTAGCTGGAGCAGCATTTGCTGGATATGAAATAACTAAGTTTGTATATAATGTATATAAAAATTATAAGATGGACAATGTGCATACTCATTCAAGTCTTAATCCAGTTTCTGCTGATGAGTTAGATAATCGCGATAAGACACGTAATCCTTGGATGTGTCCGTTGGGATCATTCCCATGGATAGGAGGGAAGAAAAATAAAGGTCAATCTATTCATCTTATTAATCGGATAAAGAAGAATTTATTATATGTTAGGAATAATGATACTGATTTAGGCTGTTGTGGTCTTATGGTTAAGTCCAATCTTATGATACTACCTTATCATATATTATTTGAAAATTGTCTTATAACTGAAGATGTTCCAGAGCGCACTCCTATTACTTGCATTAGAGCGGATGTCAATAATACGGGCAGTAGTTTTAAGGAAGTACTTTCTTTCGCCTCTTATGTTCGTTTACCAAACTTAGATTGTATTCTTGTCTATATTTGTGCAGGAGGAACTTTTTCTGATCTTACACATTATTTTACTGACTTTGTGTATACCGGGGATGTTTCAACCATACAGCGGCTTAAGACAGGTGCTTTTCAAGAGAGGAATGGTGTGGCATCATCTGCACATATCCCATATAGCCAACGGTATCCATGTACATTTAATGGATTATTAGTTAAGTCAACACTCAATTGGATGCCTGGTGATTGTTTTTCAGTTCATGTTTGTAATAGTTCATTGCCCAAGATTGTTGGATTGCATGTATTAGGGTACAAAAAGTCTACGTTAGGTACTTACTCAAACGAAGGTTATTCTGTAATCATAACATGTACTATGTTGCAACAAGCTATTGCACTACTGGAAGGAATTAGTGGTAAATTGGTATGTCATGCTGAAACGCAACCTCTCACGCGAGTAGGACCTTATACAGCAGAGTTGGTTGAAACAATCCATCCTAATTGCCCTATTAATTTCATACAGGATCGTAACAATTGCAATATTTCGGTGTTGGGTACTATTTCTGGTAGCGTAACGTATAAATCTCGTGTACGTGATAGTAAACTACTTTCTGCCCTTATTCCATTTTTTGGTCCACAAAGATGGGGCAAACCCAGATTTGCACCTGATGGTCATAAATGGAAACCATGGTATGATACTATGATTCATTTATCTAAACCAAGATTTGGATTAGATACACGTCTATTAGATTTGGCCTTTGACGATTATTGTAGTACTATGATTAGTCGGTTTTTAATATTCCTGGCCATAGAAGACGTTAGACCATTAACTGATAATGAGAATTTATGCGGCCGCAATGGAAAGCGTTTCATTGATGCACTAAACCTTAACAGTGCAATGGGGTTTCCTGTACCTGGCATAAAGAGGGAACATGTTAACGAATTCATATCTGAGGATACGTTACAAAGATCACTTGAGTGGAAATATCATGATTATTTTGAAGATGTTTCTATAGCTGAAGACAAATATGCTCAAGGTATGCGGGCAGGATTCATCTTTAAAGCTTGTCTTAAAGATGAACCTACTAAATTAACCAGTGAAAAAGTTCGTGTCTTTCAAGCCGCACCTATAGTGCTTCAATTGCTTACGCGGAAGTATTTTTTACCGATAGCACGATTTATGAGTATTTATCCTTTAGTTTCAGAGTGTGCGGTTGGAATAAATCCATTATCTCGCGAGTGGCAAGAGCTTCATTCTCATGTTACAACTTATGGAGGAGAACATATAGTTGCTGGTGATTATTCAAAATGGGACTTGCGGTTACCTGCTCAATTGACATTGCGGGCATTTTCCGTTTTTATAGTGCTGGCTAAACAATCTGCGTATTATACAGATAGGGACATATTAATAATGAAAGGAATTGCAAGTGATATATGTTATCCTTTAATTAATTACAATGGGACGTTATTACAATGTTTTGGGAGTAATCCATCGGGTCAAAATTTAACTGCATATGTAAATAGTATCTGTAACTCATTATTACAGCGTATGTTTTATTATTCGCTTAATCCCACACACAAGTTTATTGATGCTGTTAAGACCATCACTTATGGGGATGATTTTATGAGTGGAGTGGATGTAACCAAGACAGATTTTAATCATGTTAAATATCGTAATTGGCTTATGGATGAATGTGATATGACACTTACAATGCCTGATAAAACTTCTGCCCCTTTAGAATTTCTTACAATTTATCATGTAGATTTTTTGAAGCGTAAGTCCTTTTATCATATTGATATTGGGTATCGTATAGGGAAATTAGATTTGGATTCTATATTAAAATCTTTGTATACTGTAACATGTGATAAACGAGATGAAAATAATGTAATTTCATCAATTATTGGATCTGCTATGCATGAATTATTCTTCCATGGTAGAGAGG